GTCGTCTGAATCTTCGTTTCCTTCCAAAGTCGACGAAGCAATGGAGATGAATTCCTCCATCAGAATGATTCTCTCTTCCGATGACGCACTTAAATCCCATTTCAAGAAGGAACTCTCCAACTGTTCCACCGGAGAGGTCACCGCATTGAGAGTAGGTGAGGAGAGCATAGCGACAATGAAGGTCAAAATTTGGCATGATTGAAAAAAGTCCCTGGGCAAACTAATATTATAGCCCAGGGACGGGGACAACACGTACCTATATATACCCAACTTCCTCCCCCCCATTGTACTCGTTTTCCGAAGGAATGCAGCGAAAAATGCCCCAATCGCCGATCACCCCGCCAAGAACACCCCCTCTTTCCCGCCAAGATGCCACGCTTTCGGAACAGAAATACCCGGTACGCCAGAAGACGACCTACTACCAAAGGGCGACGATCAACTGGGCCAAGGCGATCAAGGACGAGAACAAAGAGAACATACCGCCCCAAAATGACGAAGCGAAGGATCCTCAACATGACCTCAACAAAAAAGAGGGACACGATGCTCACGTACACAAATAGTACAGCAGCATCACAGACTGGTTCCCCCACGTATGCATCAGACGTCCCAGCAATAGTCACCGGCGCACAAGGTGTCAACGGTGTAGCAGCCTTCCTTTGGTGTTCGACAGCACGCGATAACACAACTACCAACAGCAACGATAGTGGTACTCGGTTCGACCAGGCGACCCGTACCAGCACTACCCCTTACATGGTAGGCCTCAAAGAGGCTATTGAAATCCAAGTCAGCACTGGTATGCCATGGCAATGGCGTAGGATATGCTTTACGCTTAAAGGCAATCTAGGCCTACAACAGAACTCGGCCTTCGCACTCTCCACAGAAACTAGTAACGGTTACGTAAGAGTTGTCAATCAGGTGCCAGGTGATCCTGGAAGCGGTCAACAATACATCCTATTCGAGAGGTTGTTCAAGGGTCAACACACTTCTGACTGGAATGACGTCATGACAGCAAGAGTGGACAACACACGAGTCACACTCAAATACGACAAAACATGCAGCCTAGCATCAGGCAACGATGACGGATTTATCCGGAAATACAACAGGTGGCACGGTATGAACAAGACATTAGTGTACAACGATGACGAGTTAGGTGGTGAAACCACCGCACAGTCTTTCTCAACATCAGGCAAAGCAGGCATGGGAGATTATTATGTACTAGATTTGTTCAGGGCACGTACAGGTGCAACAACATCAGATTTATTGAGTTTCCGCCCAGAGTCTACTCTGTATTGGCATGAAAAATAGGGGAGTTAACCTCCACGAAAATACAATTTTTGTTCAACCAATCAATATCCTCCTGACCCCACCCTTTGTGAAACTTTGGCTCACCGCCAATGTGACGTGACTCAACAATATCCTCCCTAGGATCCTTGTTACTCAACCAAATAGTGGGCTTGCCCCACTTAACCAAAACAGGGTCTCTGTAAAGACATTTCACAGTGACGTACTGCTGCGCCCCAAACCATTTCTTGTAAGAGGGAAAAAAAGTAATTCCCCCTCTGATATCATCAAAAATAGCATAATCTGCTTCAGTAGCCTTCATGCATTCAGTGCCGGATACCAATCCGACACAGTAGATATGGCTACCGAGAGATCTCGCCCAAAGAGTCTTTCCAGTTCTAGACTCTCCGTATACGCAGATTGACAAACATCTACCTAAACAAGTCAGCATACATTCCAAACCCAAGTTCCATTATGAAACTTGTAGGCGTAGGATCCCCCCGAAGCTTGCGTAGGGAGGGCGAGCCGGCTAATACGGCACAACAAACATACCTACTGGTGATTCTCCCAATCCGATACCAGATTGTGATAGCCAATCCGCTCGTCCATCAAGTTCATCTCCAATAAAAGAGATTCCTCCGGGTGACTCATACACGGGAGGACTAGGAGCGAACTTCCAGTCACAGAACTTTTGAAGTTGGGTGTGATTGCACGCCGCACTCTTCGGATCCAATCGGAGTACCAGATCCCAAAACGATTCTCGATCGCTCGCGCTCGTAATTTCAGACCAGACAGCAACAGTCTTGCTATTTCCACCTCCGCTCTTGATTGGGTCAAGGGATTGGAACACAATGTCGCCATCTTTGATTGCGTATTCGTAACCCTTTTCTGGTGTTCCTTTAGAAGGACTAATGTTGGGATGACGTTCTCCAACATCGAACACATCAGGTCGTCTGAATCTTCGTTTCCTTCCAAAGTCGACGAAGC